GCTGCTGGCTGCTTCCGCTGGCTGCTTCCGCTGGCTGCTTCCGCTGGCTGCTTCCGCTGGCTGCTGCTGCTGGCTGCGTTTTATGCGTGCCAGGTAGCCGGGTTTTGGATATTTCGGGGTTTTGAGCTTGAAAACGCGGTTTTGGGAAAGTTGCGAAATACCGCTAGAGAAGTTGCACAGGGAGCCGATACCGGGTATGATTCAACCTGCACCGCGTCGGTGCATCAACACTCAGAAAGGTTTAAAGATGACTACCAAACAAGAACAACTTATTGCCCGCTTGACGGATCAAAACGTATACAACCGCTGCAACATTGTTGGCGAGATGCTGCTCAGCATGGCTGCGGGCGGTGATTTCATCTCTGACGATCACAGGGAGTACGGTCGTATCCACTTTCCGGAGTGGGACTGCGACGAAGACGGGGAACCGATTGAATATTTCGAGCCGATGCAGTATTTCTTTATTTCAGACTGGCTCGCAAACCGAATGCTGCGGCATGGCCTAAAGCGCGATGGCTTGATGGAGTTGGAGGATGGCTGCTGGGTTTGGATCCGCTGCGGCTGCGGTTATGCGATCGAAGACGACCTTTGCAAGTTTTTTGATTTAGGGGGTGAGTAATGTTTGATACGTTCGAAGAGTTCATGGACGACGTTCACGAAATGATTCAAGAGCAACACGAGGCAAAACTCGAAGCAATTGCAAAACAGAAAGGAAGCAAGATGACCCGATCCGAAGAACTGATGCTTGAAATGATTTCTCGTCCTTACACGTTCCCCGGCTGCTACCGGCTGCTGGCTCGGATGGATGATGGCGAAGTGATGAGCCTTGAAGGCGTAAAGCAGAACCGGGAACTCATCCGGGACAGTCAAGGCGACGACGGTTGGGGCATTGTTGAATTATTCGTTCACTGGGAAGGGGAGCCGCTCATCTGCTGCCAAACGGGCAAAGAACTGACTTCCGAGTACGGCTACGAATGCCCGTAACCACCAAAACAATCTAAACCCACAAGCCCGCGAAAGCGGGCTTATTTATTGCCCCTGCTCGCTGCTCCTGCTGGCTGCTCCTGCTGGCTGCTCCTGCTCGCTGCTCCCGCTGCTGCTCCTGCTGGCTGCTCCTGCTCGCTGCTCGCTGCTCCTGCTGGCTGCTCCTGCTGGCTGCTCCTGCTCGCTGCTCCTGCTCCTGCTCCTGCTGGCTGCTGCTGCTCCTGCTGCTGCTCGCTGCTCGCTGCTGCTTAAAGCTGCAGCATTTTTGGCGTTCCAGGTCGCAACATTCCAGGGTCTTATAATGTTACATAATATTATCGGACGCAGGTATTGCGCTGTCAGAATCTGACATAAAGGCGCAGGCTGACACAATATGTGCAAGTTTTGCCGGTTTTGGTCCGATAACGCTTAATGACAACCGATTGTCAATAAGAGGCCCAAATGGCAACGAATTGTCATTATCGGACCATTTTGCATATGGGAGACTCTTTGAGAAATATCCTCTGAGAAATATCGTCTGAGAAATATCGCTGAGAAATATTCTTTGAGAAATATTCTTTGAGAAATCTCAAGCAACCTGGCATGCAGCTCGTGCGATTTGGTTTGCTACGTTTGCTATACGTTTGAGACAAATGCAACAAATGCAACAAATGATTCAATCGTCATTCAAGCCATGTTGCAGGATGATCCGATATGGTGTAAGATGATTCACGGGCCAATGGTGGCCCCATCCAAACAGAAGGAATCTGAAATGCCTGACAAAGTAAAAACCATCACCAAGTCTGAACTGACACGAATCGAACAAGTGATCTCAGACCTCATCACTGAAACTCTTGAAAGCGATCTCGGCATCGAGTTCAGATTCAATGGTGGACAGTATTCCAACGAAAGCACCGGCAACCTCAAGATCGAACTGACGGTCAAGGGTGGGTTGACGCAAGAAGAGTTGCTGCTTGAAAACTCATGGCAAAACTTTGGTCTTATTAAAAGCCCTCGCGGTCATCAAATGGTTCTGGGTGGCAGGGCCTTCGTGGTGAAGGGTCTGAAACCACGCGCACGAAAAAACGAATTTCTTGTTCAGGAAATTTATGACGATGGCAAAACCGGCAACGTGTACCGCATGAGCGCAGAGCAAGTTTGCCTTGGGTTACACCAACTTGACTTGTCTTGGCCTACCAAGCCTTGGGAAAGAGTTTCCCCACTTCAAGAAAAGAAGGGAGAGTGGTCAAAATGAATGATGTCCAACCAACACCAGAAGTTGCACTGATGGCAATGGAAAGCCACGTTGACAAAATGGTTGAAAAGTTTGAGAAACTTGACGATTACTCTTGGGGTGGCTCGGAGTGTTCAAGTGTCGATCACTATCTCTGCTACCAATACTTTCACATCATCACTGGAATTGATGTTGAGGATGAAGAAGGTGCTGCACTTTACTTGCCTGAGTTCCATGACTGGGCGTTGAAAGCAACTGAGCAGGAAATCGTGGAAGAACTTCTTAGACTTGCTAAAGAAATCCACAGGGAAGGATGAGTGACATGAGCATTTCACTACTTGAACTTTTGACCGTCCTTTTAACCGTTGAGATGACCGCACTGGAGCAAGCCATCTGGAAGGTGGAAACCAACTGCCGGACTGGTGAAATCTGGGGTGACTATGTGGACGGAGTACCGCGTAGTGCTGGGCCATTTCAAATTGGGGCCGCCTATTTTTCAGACTCAGGCGTACAGGGACAGTGGCCTGAAACCGTGTTTGATCTTAAACAAAGTGTTGAATGCTTCCGCAGATTTATGGCTCGGTACACTAAGCCTCATCGCATTCCAAAAGGGATGAGTTTGGAAGAATTCAAAGCACGGATGCACGTCGGTGGGCCATCGGGTCCGTATCGAAAATCATCATTGCCCTACTGGAAAAAGGTAAAGGCAGAACTTGAGAAAGCGAAGGAATCGCAAAATGAAAACTAAATTTGAACCATTGACTGTCCAAATCAGGGACGAGAAAACGCTCAAAGCGTTGGCAGAATGGGTTGCCAATCAGCCGATTGAAGTCTCAATGCACAAGGCTGCTTGCTTCCATATCAACAAAAATATCCTTCGAGATAACAAGTCTAAGGGATAATATTGTCTATGCGGCGGGCTGGATGCTGCACGGAGCGTCGGTGAGTCATCTCATCGGCGCTCTTTTCTTTATGACACTTCTCGCAGATACCCTGCAAATTGGTGTGTGAATCGTCGCCCCCTAAATGGATGGGCTTGATGTGATCGACCTGCTGAGAAGCCATATTCCGGCACACTTGACAAATAGGGTCACGGTTCAAGATAAACGCTCTGAGTTTGCGCCAGCGATGCCCTCTGGGGTTGTTGGCGTTCTCGCGTGAGTACCGCTTGTTCCTAGCCCCCAGATCCCTGAGCGATCCATCAGCATTGACCACCTTGATCGTCATCTCTTTCTCCCGGTGTTGTTGGCGATGAGTCCCCCTATGAGAACTAGCCCAGAACCCACTTCTGGCACAAGCGTTTCACCCTGGAACGAATCGTGAAAGTCGATGATTGGGTGTCCTGACGTAACTCTCAGGTCAGCCAAAAGAGGCGGCACATATCCGAATATATCTCTGCCATGAAATACCTGACGCTTTGGGATTGGTTTGTTGCTGTTGGCTTGAGTTGCATAGGAACTGGGCTTGCTCTTTGGTTCTACCGCAAGCTCGGCTGCTTTTTGAACCGTGTCACTAATAGACAATGCCTGTTCGAGAAGTTCAGCCCCAACAAGTGCTGTAAGCACCGCAAGAATAAGTATCAAAGCGTTTGATTGTGCTTGCAGCTTTTTGACTTGCTGCTTGCATTGTTCCGCTTCTCTACTTTCCTGGGCTTGTCTCTTCTGGCAAACTGGGCAGTCTGTCACCCACAATCCCCCCACTCAGAAAGAACTTTGATAATGGCATTGAAGCCATTGTTAGTTTGTGGGTGATATTTGAATCCTGCAACATCACCAAGCACTTGCAGCAAGTCTTGGAAGCCAACCATCCCATCCTCATTCAAGTCAGATGGGCAGGAGTTATCTGGGTAGTAGTTCACTGAGTAATACGACGGCTCGCACGGATGGTTGTTGCCACAAGCAAAGCGAACAACGCCACCAGACGAGAAGTAGTTGGGACCAGTGAACCTAGCGATGTGAAACGAACCAGGCCATTTCTCACTCATCCAATCAACATCGGCGTTCCAACGGATCAAATCACCGTAGTCATTCTGCGATGGAGCAGAGCAGCATCGTTCCCCTACTATGTCCTTACGATGAGGCCAGAACTTAAGTACGGGTGAATCAATCAGATCCTTGTGCTGCTGCTGAACCAACGGGTACTTGTATTGCTGCGAGTCGCCGTATTTCTTGCCGAGTGGGCCATGCAGAATCCAAGAGTCACACCATGCGTACTCAAGATCAACGAGATCAGCCGTCCGGGGACAGCATCCCTGTGGGCCTTCAAAGACCCAGTTGATCGGGGTGAAGTTCATACCCAGATACATCCAACGCTGGTAGGGGTTGGCTTGAATGCAGTCCCAGTAAGCACCGGGAACAGGACACTCAATCCCTGTGTCTATTGTCCAGTAGTCAATACACTCTTGGCAGTTCTCTAGCCACGGATACAAGTGGTCTGGCCTGCTGTTCTTGAATATGTCCCCTTCGATAGCCCATCCAAATGCACGAGTTGGCGATTCGCTCCCACGGGTACTACCGATCATGTACGGGCGGCGTGGATCACCGTTGGGGTATGAGAAGTCCGGGTCAAACCCGGTTTGGATGTAAACATCAAATGTTCGACCAAACGGTGTCAAACGCCCCAAGTCATCAATCCACATTGCCACTGCATCAGGATCAGTGGGTGGGCCTGAGCTGAAAGTAAGTGCAGCAGCAACAAACTCAATCATCATCATCTTCTGTTTTCGGTATGTGTTCAAGAACCAACACATGGCACTCTGGGCATGTGTAATTATTGACGATCAAGAATGAGTCACGCCCGTAGTCATCGCCATCATGGCTACCACCGTGAATGAGTTCGGTATCGCATTGACCGCATCTCATCGCTTATTGAGCCACCGCATGAACCATTCTTTCTGATACATGCCGACAATATTGCCAGCCAGAAAAATAAGAACCGAGCCAAGAATGTCATTTGTAATTGATTCAAGCATCTTTGTTGTACCTCTTTCGCTCCCACACCCTGGCGGTGTAGAACACGAGTAGAACCAGTGAAATGATTGCTACGACCTGTGCCACTGGTTTGAGCAGTTCAGGACCGAGCAAAAGAAATGATGGTGGGATTAAACACAAAACCACACCAATAACCAAGGCTCTCTGACCTGTTCGAGATGGCAAAAAAAGCATCGCAATGATGCCTGCAAAAACAGCAATGCCGCCGACCAGAGAGAGTGGGAAAAGACTTTGATGAATCTGAGCTTGTTCAGCAGTCACAGTCGCTTGTGATACTGCTGGGCTGGAAGGCATCACCCCCTTCAAACTATCAGTGATACCACCAACCTTTTGCTGGCAACCTGCAAGCAAAGCCAGTGGCAAGTATCTCATTTGTTTCTCAAATCTCTTTCAAGCATGTCGATCTTGTTTTCTAGACGATTCAAACGCTCAGAGTGAAGGGTTTGGGATACTGAAACTTCCGACAACAAACGGTCATGGCGGCTGTATGCAGCAAAGAAACCAGCCATAAGGGTCAAGACCAGGGAAATAATCCCTAGCCAATCTCGACCACATAGGGCCACATTCTGTTTGTTTTCAATCTTCACCATCAAAGTGCCTTAACAGTTGAACCAGAAACATCCCTTGGATTACTCCGCTTGCGATGGCGAAAATCCACTCATTCCCTACTTCGGTGATTGGCAATGTCTGTCGTGGACGATCATGGAGTTGAGCATCCGTGTAATACGACCGGGAATGGTCTTTTCCCCTACGGCACTTCTTACCCAGACTCTTCTGATAAATCTCAGGCAACCGTCTTTGCATAACAACCGTAAGAAGCCCACGCCATCTTTGGTCTATACGATCTTCGTATTTAGTACGAACATTAGCCCACAAGAGCCAGCCCTCTGAAACGATATCTTCTACCGTCCAGAGCGGGAACTTGGTGTGATTCGTCCTCTCGGCAAACTCCCGTAGGAACTGAACCACATCATTTTCGTTTGGCAAGTTCCCCATGTCTCAGTTCTTCGGTCGATATGCGTGTTTCTCTATGCTTCCAACTGTCCTCTACCTTTGAAAAACTCCACACCGCCAGCGTTCGATGTGGACAAGCAAGCCATTCAAGTGCTTGCTCCTGTCGATCATTGAATATCTTTTTAATGCGAGTTGAGTGGTTCTTGCCCGACGTTGCTTGAATGGCGAGAGTTTCAGTCGAGGAAATGGCGATGTAATCTGCAAAGCCTAAGAAGTCCTTAGTTATACGAGTATGGGGTATGCGTCTTTCGACTATCTCAATCGTGTAACCAAGTTCGGTTGCTGTAGCAACTGTGAGAGGGCCAACACAATTGCAGTTCAAATTACTCATTCATCGTCCTGATCTATGATTTCTTCTTCATCATCCGGTTCCAGGTTCCCCTCTTGAACCCAAGCAAGAAGCAGTGAAATAACACCCATAATCTCAAATGGGGTAAGCGACCATTCGTTGTGCCACCAGCGAAGCCTTTGCCCTAAATCTTCAAACAATTTGTCTGCTGGATCTTTGGGCATATTTGGCAATCGTCCTGCTTGCGGTCATACAAGCCTTCGCTTGTTTATCTATCGGTTGCTTGTAGAAACAATCAACAATCTTCTGCCAGTCCCTTCGGCTTAGTTGATACAAAAAGCACAGGGCATCTCTCTCAATTCCTGCGTGATACGCACCCAGAACCATAAGTGATTTTGTCTCAAGTTGCTTACCGCTCACAAAAGAGCCGTCTTTTCGCCAAAACTTGAACTGCTTTTTTGTGGCATGAGTTTGTTTCATCACATAAGCAACCCAGACTACCGAGCGGCTGCGAAAGTTCTTGCTTCTGCAATGATTCTTGCGACCGGATGTTCCCATCTTTTGTCCTTGTTCAAGTTGTCTACTCGCTCTTCTTCCAACGCTGAGAACATGAGCTGCACATCGTCTGGGTTCATCTTGCCCAGTAACCGACCTAGTTTCTCTTCTGACGCTTTCCCGATCTTATAACGACCGCCAGCATTCCTAAAGTATTCAAGCCACTCAGAGAGGATCTCAGACGGTTTTACACCTTGCTGAGAAAGAACCCCCTCACTCTCGTCCCCTTGGGGGGACTCAGGGGGGAGAGGGTTTTGGTTCTGGATTTGGTTCTGGTTCTGGTTCTGGTTCTGGGCCGGTTTCGTAACCATTACGTCACCCTTACTTTTTTGAGACTTTGCACGACTCTTTCTGACTGCTTCTCGATTGTTCCGTGCTTCTTTCTCAGCCTTTTCACGTTCGTCTGACATGCGTGGGTTGGCTAAGTATTGCTCGCCAGATTCATCTTCCATCACTTCAAACTTGTCGCGGATCAAACTCCAAATCGAGTTGTTTAACCCTGGACATGCGATACAAAGTTGATCGAAGTTGTTTGGCAGCTTGTGACCTGCGGCCTGCAAAGCACAGAGTTGCCAGAACGCCCCCCTTGCTTCAAGCGGTAGAAAGTTTGTCCCGCCGATGTAGTCATCTGGGTAGAACTTGACCCAAGGCACTCTGCTTTTACGCTCTTTCGTTTCACTCATCGGATTCCTTTCCTTTGGTAGTTATAGAATTGGCGTGTTCAAACGACTGAACAACACACTGAATGCTTTTGCTGCGACTTGAGGTACTACTGCGTTCCCCAAGGCTCTAAGTCTGTCCACCCGATCTGGAATCCCATCAGGATGTCTACCCAATCCGGGTTCAATTGCTCTTGGCGGCTCCCACTCGTGTTGTTTGTGTCCCGGTCTTGTGGGCCATCGTTGAATACCGCTCTCGGCAACTGGTCCGCTTTGCGTGCTTGGCCCGGACGATCCGAGCGAGTCGTACTCATCCCGGCTGAATCCTTCCAGTCCCTTGCACTCGCCGTAGGCCAGTTCACTGCAACCCCAAGACTTTTCCCCGGCTTGCCCTTCGCCCTGCCCTCTTCGTAATCCCTGACCCGTTGCTGGTACTTCTCCACTGGCTCGTCGTGATTCCCCCTGATTGCGTGAATCGGAGTTGGGGTGGGCCAAGCCAAGAATGAACCAACGCTTTCTGAGATGGGGTGCGCCGACTTCCTGCGCTGAGAACTGTCCTGCCGTTGCTCTGTAACCCATTGCTTCCAAGTCGCTGAGGACATGGTGGAGAACTGAGTGGTATCCGGGTGACTTTGCGGAAGCGATTCCATCGACGTTCTCGAAGAAGCAGACTGGGCATCCGAGAATAGAGATCCCTGTTTTGATGTGGGGCCAGAGGTGTCGCTCATCCTCGGTCGATTCACGTAGACCTGCATTTGAAAATGGCTGGCACGGGAATCCCGCAGAGAGGATGTCCACGAGTCCTGAATACTTTTGCCAAGGGAATCTGAGTAGGTCCGCGTAGATAGGACACGAATCCAATTCACCCGTTTCCATCTTTGACACCAACTGCGAGATGCAGAAGGCTTCCCTCTCCACCATAGCCACGGTGCGCAGACCTCGGACCACTTTACGCAATCCGAGATCAACGCCCGCGATTCCTGCACATAGGGATAGATGATTAACACAATCAACTGTCTCCTGTGCTTGGGTCAAAATGGAATCTCATCCTGACCCTGACTCATCAACTGCTGCTGGTTTGGCTGCTGTTGTACCTGCTGCCCAAAGGATGCACTTGGCTCATTAGTTGGATTAGTTGGGAAGATGGAATCGCCTTGAGCAGCGGGCTTGCTTCCTGCATTCGTACTGCCTGATTGTTGAGAGAGTTTGATGTTGATGTACGGGCCAGAGTTTTGCCCGACTGCGTTCCATCCACTGATTCTTTGTTCTGTTCCATCTTGTAACGTCACCTTTCCCGTGAAATCCGGTTGATTTGATCCGGGCTGTTTACTCTTGTTGATAAACAAGCCACCTTTAGCAACTTCTTGAAACTGTTGATTGTCGTTCATTACCAGTCCTTCTTCTGCTCACGAGTTTCGTGCGCTTCTAACTTTTGCATCTCATCACCACTGGCGAATCCAGTACCGTCTGAGATAAACCCAAGGCTTGCTAAAGCCCTACCAATTGCTGCGGTTTCACACTTCTCTAGGAAGCCAATTTGTCCGCCTCTACTTCTCTCCGACATCGACATGCCTTGTGCAACTTGTATCTCATTGCCTTCAAGCCTGACCGTGATCGTAGCCTGCACAACAACACTCGCCAGATAACCGGCTTCATTGTATTTGCTATCAATCACTTCCGTTTGGATTGATGACCCTGGAAATTGCGTATGCAATCGTTTCACTCTTGATTTGACCAATTCATAGGATTGGCCCTTCAAGTTTATGGTTTCTGCTTTTACCAGTCCCATTCTTGAACTCCTTCAAACCCGGTAGGCCATTCGTTTGAGTGGAAGCATCTTGCAAAACTAATCAGTTCTGCTCGCAGTGTTTCTTCCATCTCATCAAGCAACTCACTGCTAAACGCCCACACTCCTACCTTGTGCGGAACACGCTTTTCAACAGCAATGAGATGCACATCAAAGTTCTTCGACATTTCCAAGGTGGAAAGTCCAGTTTTTCCAACACGGGTGATTGTCTCCCGGTAGAAGCACATCTGCTGGGGGTACTGGAAGATCCTTGCCCGGCGTTTGAACTCATGGAGACACTCGCAAGTTTTCAAATCAATAAACCCACAGATTTTGCCTTCACCATCCAGCAGCAGTTTGTCTGCCTTGCACTGGAGTGTGATACCAAGTTGGTCAGATGGATAGCGAAAGACTGCTTCCGGCATACCCTCTTGACCTAGCATCTGTGCAGCAATTTCATTTTCAAACACGGCATGGTGCATGTTTGAGATAAGACCCCACTGCTCCATCGAGCAAAGTTCACGCCCGCCAGACTTTTGACGGAAGTTTGCAATTGCCTTTTGATAAGCAGCAGTAGATTCACCCCAAGGCTTGCCGGTCTTTGGATTGACCAAACCAACTTCTTCTTGCAGCTCAGGCGTTGCGACCTCATACCGATCATCAAACGCACCACGGCCTTCAAGAATCAGACAGTGAGCCATCTTGCCAAGTGCCATTGCTGGCGATTCAGTCTGCTGGTCAATCTTGTCAATGAATCTTGCTTTGTAGTCAGCAGGCGAGCCACGGAAAACCTTAAACGCACTACTGGCAATGACCTGACCTGACTTGCAGTAGGAATGATATTCATCATCCTCTTCAACAAATGGTCCGCCACATTTCAAACCCATCACACTTTTCATTCGCATCTCCTTGTGCATCATTGAATGATTCAAACGGTCCTATCGGATCAGTTTCCGGCAGGCTTGAATCTTCTGCAATCCACCAGTACCAGCCGATTGCACGGATGGTGTAACAAAATTCATGCGAGTCTGTGATGTAAAAAAAACCTACACTGACATTATGTGTCATCTGCCTTGTTCATATTCCTATTTGCTGCGTTGAGCAGGGTAAGCAGGTTATCTACTTTCTCAAGCGGCATGGCTTCAACCAGTGCTTTGTGCAGTTGGTCAAGCGTGAACACGACAGGCAGTTGGTTAGGTGGTGTGTCTGGATACTTGTCCATCGCCTTGTCACAGGCTTGGTGCATCATCAATAGAAACTTATAGATGTCAGGCAGTTGCATTGCCCATGTTGACAATACTTCCGCCACATCATCAGCCCGCGTCTGCATCGCAAGTTCTGGCTGTCTGCTGAACTGGAGGAAGAAGAACACGGTCTTGGCTAATTGTTTTTGAGGATCAGTTTTCATAATAAAAAAACCGCCCGGATGCAGAACAACCGAGCGGCCCAGAAAGGATGTAGGCCAAACACAAAAAGCCTACTGAAAAGACCCCGACACTCATCCGATTTTGCCGATCCAAGAGTGTCGCGGAGGGAGGGTCACGCGAGATGGTACAGGGTGGGTGGATTGTGTTCAACCCTGGCAACAATAATCTTTTTGATAATCTCCCTGACCCAAGCGAACCAGCGGGACTTTGCAAGGACAGGACTTGCGGGAAAGCGAGAAGATGGCAAGGATTTTCTTAATCAGGTTCATAGTGAGTCTCCTTAATACCATTCTATCGGATATTTAGGTAATCGGCTTGAATCAACTTACCGTGGTTGTCCCAAGGGGAAGCCTGATCCGCCCATTTCCAAAAGTCTTGAGGCTTGTGACTTCTGCCGCAGAGATCGCGTTTTGCAAATCAACGAAGCCCCCATACAGGTTCAGGTTCGTGATATCGACCTGAGTATTTTCATTCCCCCCCAAGTCAAACTCGCCAGCGTAAATATTCAGGGTGGTGAGATCGCTGCCCCCATATGCCACATGACCGCCGTTCAGGTTGATCGTGTTGACAACGTGATCTCCACAGAACACCTTGCCCCCACTGACATTCACGGTTGTCACATCACCATTGATCTTGACTGATCCGTATGGGCCAACATTTATTTGCAAGCCCTTGTCAAGATGGAGAGTCGCAAGCCTGCCAGCACCTTCCACAGTCACTCGTGACAGACTGTCCATCTCAAGCGTTGCTTTTGTTGGCGAGCTGTAATGAAGGTTGAGGGAGTCACCTTCCAGTTTGCAACCGAGTCCAGCGTTTTCCAAATATGTAGTGTCATCCACATCCAAGTCAAGATAGGTCTGGGCCAGTGGTGCTTTGATAATCACATTATCTGCCGTCACATTCAACGCACTAGATGTAGTGCCGATGTTGCCGGTAAAACCTTCTAACACGCACAATTCTTTGCACACTAGGTTGCCAAATGTAATTGAGTCCGAACGGTCTGCAATCAGACATCGCTTGTTTGCGTTTGGCTCAAGGCCATCACTCCAGTTATCTGGATCAGTTATATCAGCCTGATTACCGCCACCAATCCATGTAACGGTTGGGATGCTAACTGTTGGTGGTAAGGATTTGTAGGGGTGGTCACTGGGTAGGTTTGCTGTCAAGTCGTATTTATGAGCCAGATAACCAGTGATTCGTTGCATGTCGGCATCAGTCAATGTGCCAACAGCAATCAAAGCCTCTGCCAGATCCATGTCAGTATCTAGTCCCTGAGTAGAAGTTGAACCAATGTTGAAGTTTGCATCATTATCAAGATCACCGTTATTGATCTTTGATCCGTCATCTGTCGTAAATGCTAAACCATCAAACGCAGAACCAAGAACACCGGTAACTCTGCGGCAAACAATGGTATGAAATTCACTATCAACCACAGAACTTTGATTGATGTTGTTCGTAGTAATACCAAGCGTTTGTGGCCTGAATATCAAGTTACTCCCTGAGATGAACAGGTTCAGCCCCCTAGTTCCACTGGTTGCCTTCGTCATAACGAACTGAGTTCCAGAAGAAGTAAACTTTGCAACTAACGCTATGTAGAAGTCGCCTGTTCCTGGCTCAAAGTCCCCACCCAGATCAGCATCGAGCAAGTTGTCACCGGGGAACACATCTTTGTCAAACCTTACGAGTGGTCGGTTGTAGATGCCATTTTTAATGAAAGCTGGTTGTGCCGCAACTGTGCTTTGCGTCAATGTATTTGAATTGCCAGAAGAATCACTCCAAGAACTCAAGTTTGCTCCATCAGCAACCCCTTTGATTATGTCAGCCTTATACCAGCCAGAAAGATGTCCGCTAGGAAGATCGTTGGGTGTCCACAAAGGCATATCAAGTCACCACAAGAGTTCTGTTGACATCAGCCCGGACAATTCCTTGCCCACGAACGCTCACACCATTTGTGTAAGTCGTAGCCCCGCTACCCGATCGGTCATCTAGCGTCCCGTCGTAGAGATTTACATCAGTCAAAGTGGCCCCAGCAGAGACATTGTTTTCCAGGGTCAAAACACTTGGCTTGTCAAATACGTTAGCAGTAGTCAGTGTGCCGGAAGATTCAAACGACAGGACAGACTTGCCACGAATGTTGGCAGTGGTCAGATTAGCAGAACCCTTGACTGTTATTTCTCCACCACTGATGTTGGCTGTAGTGACATTTGCAGAAGTGTTTATTTGTCCAGAGTCAATAGTGATTGTAGTTACTGCTGGGCCTGTAGATGGAATTGAGACAATCCCTCTGGGCGTTCCAATAACTTCTAGGTTTGTCAGGGTTGAACCTTCTAGCGTGACTGTGCCAGCCCCACCCAAGTACCTCAACGATGTTATGTTCGAGTTGGAACCGATATTGATTGAATCCGCAGTTCCGTCGTTGTCAGTGATGATGACCGTGGTGAAGTCGCCAGATATAAAAACTGGAGCTGTAGGCGACTTGATAAACACAGTGGTAGCGTCTACATCAAGGTTGCCACCCTTGACCCCAAATGAGCCGGTGAAGCCATCAAGAATCTTGATTTCTGCGACCGCCGGGATTGATGTACCGCTGATTGTCTTGCTTGATCCGTTGAAAATCACGGTGTCAGAAGACCCTGGAATTGAACCAGTTGACCAGTTTGTGCCGGTGTTCCAATCTGCGCTAGTTGTACCAGTCCAAGTCACAATTGCCATTTACTGTCCCTTTTTCAACCATTTCGGTAATCGGTAGGGGAAGTGACGGTTCAGCCAAGACTGCCTTTTGGCACACCCACATCCCTTCTTCTGCTTGATACGCCCAAACGAAACCGTCTCTATCAGCCACTTCACTGTGTCACCAAGACCCGTCTGGGTCATAGCCCTGCGCTTCTTTTCACTTTCAACTATTTGATCCCAAGTTTTTCTTGGTTTGTGGTCCTTAGTCTGAGTGTGGTATTTGATGGTCTTGCCGTTTGCTTTTAGATACACAGGGCAATGGGTCGTGCAAGTACCGTAAGAAGGTCTGCCCCCATAGAAGCCCATATTGCATTCGCCTTCTGACCAGTGTTCGCATTTGACTTTATTCAATTCTGTCATTAACTAACCGTTACTGTTGCTGGGTAGGGGGGGGAAGCGTTGCCTGAATTAGTCACCAAAGTGTAAGTGCCGGTCGGATCAAGACTAGTTGCAAGTTTGCGATACTTAACCGAGACAAAGCTGCCAGCCTCGGATTGACAGGGACCAACGTATTCAGGCTCGTCAGGATCACGTTGGAAAATATTGTATGCCAAACCTACTTCAAAGTACCGAGGCCAGTTGTTTGCGATGTCGGATTGGTCTATAAAGCAACCCAATGTGACCCGTGTGATTCCATTCCTGATTGGCAACCCGAATTCAGGACATCCCAAATTTTGCGGGTCTGGACACCCTGCTGGCGCACAAGCACTTCCAATGGTTGCAGCACTAAATTCTGTTGACACAAGAAAACCACGGTCTACACCAACAACCCCTTGTGCTACATATCCAGTGCCAGACACAACCTTGTCAACCACGACGGAGAATGATGGCACACGATTTAAACCTTGTTCTGTGAGATCACAGATGTATGTGTAACCACTCACAGGACATCCGGGGCATCCATCAGGCGGGTTGGGTCCAGACTCACAACACGGGCAGAAGTCATCTGGATCACTACCACCACAGTCGTTACATCCACAATATTGAGATGACACACCATTGGGACAGGTAATTTGATCTGCCCGACATCGAAAAGTATCTCCGCATACGGAGTTTGTGCTGCATTTGCGTAGGAACACACAAGAGCATTGACTACTACCACCACAAGGGAAATCTTCGTCCTCTCTAAAAAACTCTGGGATATTGACTGTGTATGTGCTTGGTGCGTTCTGGCCTTCATCCAAACAACATGAATTCACAGTGCCAGAAGTGTTGCAGTAGTTACCTGCTCCACCAGGCTCCGATTCCAAACAAGTGTCAAAAGGTGCATTGGTCGTAACATTTTGAAGATCATTAAGATCAAAGCAGGTTGCAGAACAGGATGGGTCGGGTCCAAGAGAGTTTGGTGTTTGATTTAGGAATGGTGCATTACGATTACCATCCTGCCCACAACAATCACTTGTAGCCATCCCATCAAGTTCTTGACTACATCTCGTCTGGTTGGTGTAGTTTGACAAACCGAACAATGCGTTGAAAGGGTCTTGCCACTCAACACCACTGCCCATTGTGTAAGACTTACCACCCTGGCAACCAGTCTCGTCCGTCAGCAATACTTTGCTTGTCGCGTTAATCGGATCACAGTTCTCGCATGTGTCACAATCTCTATGCCACAGTCCCTTTGCCCACTCCGACGAGACAAACAGCAGATTGTCTGCATATTCAGCATCAGGATCAGTGCAGTCTTGCGGGCAAAAGTTGATAGTTGGGCAACCTGTAGTGTCTGTCCAAAAGCGTAATGCGCAGGCCCATTCAAAGGGATTGCCAGGGAAAACAAAAGGGGATCCCGGAAAATGGTTAACAGAACTTGGGTGTTGTGGTCCGTAGAACATGATGTTCCCGGCACAATCTTTCATCAGATCATCTCGCCGAACTACTTTGCAATCGTTACTGATTGAGAAGAAACCAGGTCCGACACAACTAGTGCCACTAAGTTGACAAGGCACAACGCTGCCATTGAGATTGATCTTAAAAATGTGACCCGACAATGCGAAATTGAATGCCCTCGGGGTCATGTCCGTGATTTGTGGTACTTCATTCCTGTAGGGGTGTGATGATGGCAAACTCGATTCAATATTGAATCTGTGGGCTAGATACCCTTCCATTCTTTCAACATCGTCAGTGTCTAACAAACCCGAAGCAACAATCAAATCTCCATACTGACCACGAAACCTTGCATCGCCACTACCAATGGTGTTGATCTTGAATTGTTCTGATGTGCTGATACTGTCTGAGTTGGAAACATTGTTTGTGGAAAAGTCCGAGCCATTTAGTCTTGCTGTAACTGTGCCGCCCGACCTTTGAGCCACCACGGTATGCCAAACACCAGTGCTAAGAGATGCTTCTTGTGCGCTGTTTGCTTCTGATCCAAAGCAAGCCTTTAGTGTTGTTCCATCAAGAATAAGACCAAAGTTTGCGTCACCCTGATCGAAGATTCTCCTACGACCAGTAGTAGCCCCAGACTCGACCCTAAATGTGATAGCAAACCAAGCATCACCTGTAGTGACATTCAACTCACTAATATTCCCAGCACTCATGTCTTTTGGAAGAGTGTTATTACCACCGACCGCAGCAGTTGAAAGAATTGTTCCACTATCAAGTGGGTTCCGTGAATCTGTGTTTATCATCTCTCCCGGTGCAAAACAGGTAGACGAGACTCTGTTTAAGTTGTTTGTAGCGGTGCAGGCACTAGAGTCATCCCATCGGGATATTCTTGTTGTTGCTGGGTTGTCGCCTGTGCATGTTTCAGTCGTAAAAAGGCTACCACCGGCTTGCCACCAACCGTGTATCCGTTCAATTATTTCTGATCGACTAGGATTCCAAGTAACTCCGTCTGAAACGTGCAAAACTGTTTCTAGGAATTCTTCCTTATCCATGTAGACAGCACCGCAGGCAGAACAATCGTCTGATCCGGGCTCAGGACAATCTGTTTCACCAGTCGCAACGCATTCAAAATTTCTTGGATCAACCGCACCGCAACCATGAGCTGTAGACCTGTATTCATAGGGATCGTCTGAACCACACTCACAACCCAATGACTTATCAGTGCAGCGGGGCGGTAGTTTAAACTCTACATAGTCGCTATCTTCTTCCCCGCAACAGCATGCTTTTTGTATCAGACTTGTCATGTGCAGGACACGGCTATGGCGTTTTCAGCCTGAAAGAAGAAAACCTGTTCACCATCGTCAGAGATCGCAGGCCACATAATCACAATACTTCCATCTCTGATTGGAACGATTGAAACCGTACTTCCTGACGGACTGCCTGAACCAACGCCAACCCCCGGATTGATCTCGGTAGCAGTATTGTTCACTTCCATGAGATTGAATGCGTAGACAGTACCGCCACCCTCTTCTGCCCCCCAACCAGTATCTCTTGCTTCAAAGTCACCATCTGTCGGAGTTGCCCAGTCGATAGGATCAACATGGTCAAACTCATACTTGAATCTGTTGGTTGCTAAAGAAGTGTTCCCTTTGATCTCTGCAAAGAAGAACCGACCTGGAAGAATGGTCTGCCGCAGGTCAAGTTTGGTTGCGTTGCGGAGTCCATTGATGCTGGCGTTGGAACCCTCAAACGCTGCGAGCATGGTCATCAAACGATTCCACAAACCCGGCGTAAGTTTGCCTAGCCCATTCGAGATGGATGGATACTGTGGCATTAGAAGGGTGCAACTCCAAGAACCGCAAACATGGATTCTTGCGGGAAGGGTTGTCTCCAAATCACAGTCTTAGCAACAGTGCTTTTTGAGATACCAACACCAACTTCTTCTGTCACCACATCACCATTTGCGTGTCGTTTGGGTACTTGTCGCTGGTGCTTGATCGGGTCGTAGGTGAATCTATAACGCATGGTGTAGGTGTTAGAACCTTCACGCGACAGGTTTGCACCTTCAAACAGCATGAATCCGGGCGGTACACCCAAGTAGGAATCTCTGTTCCGAGTCCCAGCCAAGAACCGAGCGACCGTCAACTCAAAAGATGGAAAGTAAGAGAATCTACGAGTGATCTCTGTTGATTGAGTTGTAATGGCTCGGGTTACAGGTTCACCCGCAACATCAACAGGTTCGCCACCAATGTCATCATTGTCACTGATCGCACCATCATCAGCCTCTGCTGGCTTCTCATTGTCAAACGGCCCAACACGCCAAGTGTCCAAGAACAGGACTTCGATATCAGAGTTGATTTGATCGAACTGCCCACCAGTCTCCCCCCCACCATCGTTGATGACTTGATCTGGCTTGTAACAGCCTTCGACATCCCATTGGAATGTACCTTCGTCTGAACTGTTGACATTGTAAGTAGTCAGATATAGACCGGGTTCATCAGGCAGCTCTTGGTTGTATTGCATGCCGGTAGCGTTAAAGATGCCGGTAAAATCAACTGGGTAGTCTGGGGTTGATCCATCATCAGGAAGCACTTGCTTCACAATGAAATTTCGCCTCAACTCTCTTGATTCAGAGGTAACGCTCAGAGAACGTGACTTTTCAAAAACGTCGTATTCAACCTTGTCGCTCATGTCAAAATGCTTCCCAAACCTTTGGTGTTTTTAGCGATTTCCTGGGTTGCTTTTGCAGTCTCTTCTGATGCCTTCATTGTACGCTTCTGACTGGTTTCAGCAAATGGATCAACCTTCACTGCACCAAGAGCAGTTTGCAATGAATCGGTGAACCCCTTTGTGGGATCGTCTAACTCTTCCGCCTCACCCTTGGCGGTTTCAATGATTTGACGCTGCAACTCTAGGTTGATATCTGCAAACCTAGCAGGGTCAATCACACCTTCTTGAAGAGCCAGAGACATTTGTTCAAAGAGTGTCGTGAACTCATCTACAACCTGACCTGTGATCTTGTCAGAGTTCATAATCTGATCAAAGTCAGTACCGAACGCACCTGCAAGATTCGCAAGTTCAAGCCTTTGACTTTGGGTCGCTGCCATCTCGCCAAGCAAACCTTGAAGCTCAGTGAACTCAGGTGGTTCAAATGTCAGTCCCTCACCCTTGAGAATGTTTGTGAAGGCTGCTTCCCCAAAATCTTTGCTTAAGAAACCAGCATCCATAGCAGCGTGAATCTCACCAAACTTCTTTTCTAAGTCATTCAGACCTTCTATTGTGATGCCCTGATCCACCAAATCTCGAATCAAATCTGGGGTCAGGAACCCGCCAAGTGCTGCTTCCGCCTCATGCAGAACAGCAGGAATCTTCATCAACTCTTCGTGCAAGTCAGGGAATTGGTTAAACAAAGTCTTGATCTGGGGATCTACAACCAAACCACCACCTAAGTCTGGTGTACCAGTTCTGCTTGGATCTTCTGGTGCTTCTGGCGGTTTGAAATCCTCAAACTTCGCACGAATACGCTCAAAATTACTACCTAAGTTCTCAATGAAGTCGGTTGTTGCACTACCAGCCCCTTCCGCCATATGATCGAAAGACTTGCCGATATCAGTCAGCAATTCATCCATCATTATTTCCATTGCATCTGCTTCGATTTCCATCTCGTTGACGAACCCGCTCATGTCGCCAACCCTAAACAATGGTCCGTTGAGTAGAGTGTTTGCAGTATTAACTATTGCTGCAAGTGCTTTGGATATTGCAAAGGTGATGCCAGCAAGTATCACTCCAACAACTCTGAATGCAGATAAGAAAATGTCAATCGTTCCAGTTACCTGATTAACATTTTTCATTATGGCGGCAGAAGCATCAAGCACGCCAGCAACCCCGGCAAGCATGCTTTGTGCCATCGCAGCACCAGCTTCTTCTGTAAAGCCCATTTCTTGTCTGAATTCTTTCATAAACTCAACACTCGTTTTGAGCGAGTTTGTGATTTCTTCAAACGCACCAATTACAAACGGGGCAAATGTTTCACCCAAAGAGTTAATCAGACCGTCAGCAGCAGAACGCAGACGAACAAAAGCACCCTCTGTCTTAGACAGGACTTTCTCTGCAAAGTTCTTAGACGTTCCAGCGGCCTGAACAAGTCTGTCATTGATCTCTAGGATCTCGCCTGTCACTTCTCGGAGTGAACCAACAGAACGACCGGCAATCCGGTTCAGTTCTGTCATAAGTTGGTCAGCAGTTTTGCCGGACTTTGCCAGTTTGTCCAAAGCACCGATCAGACCTTGCTCCCTAATCTCAGTACCAAGTTCTGCAATGACCGCAGCAAACGCACGACCAGAACGACCAGACACAACACCAACATTTGCAAACGCAGCAAGAACAGCAACCGTTTCTTCCAGGGAGAAGCCCATGTTCTTGGCAAGTGGACCAGCGTAGGTCAGTGCTTCCCCCAACTCTCGTACAGTTGTAGCAGATACAGAAGCACCCTTAGCAAGAACATCAGCCGCTCGCTCTGTCTCATCTACACCAAGCCCAAACTGGTTGAGTGTCACACCAGCAAGACGAGCTGCCTCATCCAAATCCAAAACACCGACTACAGCCAAGTCCAAAACCTTCGGGAGCATGAACATGGTTTGACTGGTTGTCCGACCCTGCTGGGCCAACTTCACCATTGCTTCTGCCGCTTCTGATGCGGTAAATGCAGTGGTAATACCCATCCGCTCCGCAGTTGCTTTCAGAGCGTTGAAGTCTTTTTCTGTGCCGTTCGTCAGTGCCTGTACCCGTAATAGGTTGGCTTCAAATGTTGCAAATCTTTTGGTTGCTGCCACCATGCCTGCACCAATCAGACCAACGCCAACTGCTGCTCGTTTGCCCATTTGGACGAAACTGCTTGCCATGCGTTTGGCATCTCTTCGCATGCGTCTCAGATCACGACGAATCTTTCGCATTTTGCGGGTGAAGCCCGATACACGCGCGCCGATCTCAATATGTAGTGCTTTGATGCTTGCCACGGTCTAGCCTTTGGATTTTGCCATGCCCATAAGAATCGCTTTCATCTCATCAAGCGTCTGTTCTTTCTTCGGCAACCACGGCATGAACTGTTCCGGCTTGAAAGCAGTTGAGTTCTTGGCCCTATGGGCATTTGCAATGACAGATGTCTGGATGGCTAGTCCAGCATCAATACGCTCAGGCCCAATGGGACTGATTCTGTCGTAAGCCATGAACAGTGCAAGATCATGGCTACTCATGCTACGGATTTGAGAGAGGGGTTGTCCTAGTGCCAGTGCCAACTTGAGCATGAACAGAAGTGTTGGCCTGGCTTTTATTCCCCCTCAAGATCCTCAATATCTTGGCTACTGAATCCATTGAGTTTGGAGCAAGCACCGAATACTTTGTCCACCGCAGCAGCAGACTTGCGACCCAGAGCCTCTGCATCAGCATCGGTGAACAGTCTTTCACCAGCCTCATCGCACGCACAAAGCACGACCAGCCGCGCACGGATGTTGGTGAGATTCTGCTTTTTGCCAGTGCCTACGCAACTCGCCTCAAACTTGTCACGTTCAGATGCTGTCAGCATTCGGATGTAAAGTGACCCACCCCATTCAGGGACTTCGACCACTTCTGGTTTCAGGTCAACGACATTGAGGATTGCATCTCGGTCAAGCATCAGGAAGCGTCCGCATCCGTGCTGATTGCCTTAACAACCTTCAAGGTAACGCTTGCGGTTTCCGCTTCATCCATAGCAATATTATTGCTGAAACTTTGGACAATGCAGGTTCCTGAGAATGTCAACGGATCTGCACCTTCTGCCGTTGTAGCCGCAAACTCGATTTCCCAATTGTTTTCTGCCCCAGTTGCAACAGCCGCTTCAACCAAAACCTGACCAGCATCGTTGTTGTCGAAGTTCAATTCTAGGGTAATTTCACCCGGATCAAACATCCCCGCAACGAAAGTGCGAGCAGTAGTCGTTGCAAGGTTTGTAGTGTCAACCGAACTTCGTTCAAAGTTTGGCCCAGAGATAGAGATTACTTCTCCTACAACCGTTGGGGTCGAACCAAATTTAAATTTTGCACCATTACCAATTCTAATAGCCATCAGATTTCCTTTATGCGCTCAATGTTACGTCACCGCTTACCTTAAAGGTAACGGACATGGTTACAACTTCATCCACTGCATTGTTGATGCCCAAGCTGGTAATGAAAGCCGAGAAGGTTATGGTGTCGGTAGCACCCAAAACAATCGTTGCTGAACGAAGAGTACCGGCAACCATGTCATCTACAAGTCCTTCGTGCTTCTGGTCATCGCCACCACCATCAGTCAACCCCATTTGAAGTTCAACTGTGACTTCGCCCGAATCTGCAAAACCACCAAGAAATGCGCGGGTTGGTGTGGCTTGAGTGTTGCCACCAGTGACATTATGGGTTTGAGTGCTACCCAAGGTGGTGACATCCACGATATTTCGCTCTTGTGACGGGCCACTGATGGACATTATTTGCCCAATCACGTTTGACCCCCAAGTGAACGTGGCTCCATTGCCAAGTGTTGCTGTCATATTATGAATCCTCTGGCCTGTATGAAATCAGGAATGAAAAACGTCTCGTGTATGTGCCAGTTCTGCCGCCATCGACAGGTGGGCTGTATTCAATTCGGTCATCGGTATGACTAACCCCCAGAATTTTGACAGTTACCGAACCCCCATCAGTAATGGTTACATCTCCACGACCCCCGGAAAGCGTCCTGCGGACGTATTCGCCCAGTTTGGTTGCATCTGAGTAACTTTCAGCAATGCAGTAAATGTCTACATCTGACTGAATCAGGTTATTTCTGCCGTCGAGATTCCGCTTGGGATCAGACCCAGTGATCTCGTACATGATCGCGGGAAGTGCCAACTCCTGATCCAAAGCAACAGGACTAATCCGGGTGGAAACCATGCCATTTATGTCTGAATCATTTTTCAGCTTCGTGAACAGGGCAGGTTCTAATCGTACTTCGATTGACATCAGACACCACCCAGACCCATCTTGATAGATTTTTTGACTACTTTTGCCATCTCGTTTGCGAACCGCTTTGGAATGTGTTTTTCGAGTTTGTTGATCGCACCTGTAAGGTAGTGACCAGGTTGTGTTGCACCGATTCTCACAGAGTATTTACGACCGTTGAACCCTTTTACCCTCATCAAAAATGATCTACGACCAAACTCCATAATTGCTGCAAGTTTGAATCTGGGATTTTTCGGCCTACCGATAGCAACACCAACCATGCCAACAATTTGTTTGCTGAGTTTGTGAACAGGTTTGGAAGTATTGATTGCCTTTTTGAGTTCACCCCTCGCACCACCGCCTGGACTCGGCGCACGCCTCTGAGCCTCTTTCCGTACTGGAGTCAAAGCAACTTTTTGCAAGGCACGCTTCAAAGCCTTGTCGCGGTCAATGTTCTCGACCTTGGCTATTGCTCTAGCAAGACGATCAAAGTCCCGCATATCGACATTGATACCAAGATCAGCCGCTTTTCCCATTAGACGATCTCCAGTGCCATGATGTCCAACTGTTCATCAAGCTCGTCACGATTCAATACCTGAACCACTTCAAAAATGCGTGATCCAAACTTGATGCGAGTGGTTGGGGTGATATCAGTTCTGTAACGAACGCTGATCTTGTGACTGATTCTTGCTTTGGTCTGGTTTGCATCTTGCAACTCAGTCTCTTTGGTAGGAACAACCCTAGCCCAGCAGGACAAACCATCGCTGTATGAGTGGTCACGTTCACCCATTGCATCTACCGTCACAGATGAGTTCTGCACGGTTATTCGATGTCTAAGCATCCCTGAACGCATTAGAAAGCCCTTTGTGTCTGGTACTGAGCCAAGATTCGGTCTACGCCATGAGGAACAATCTGCATCTTGACAGGATCTACCGCTTCTCGATGCTCATACCAGTGGGCAACCAACATCTTGACCGCCAACTTCAAAGGCTCAACTTCTATCCCAGTAATTGGGCTGGCGACACCGATGCCTGCTTTGTATTCAACCACTACAGCACCGTCTTGATCCGCCAGGGTGGGCCACTCTTTGCCCTGCTTCAAACCCAAACGCGGAATCAGTGTTCCTGATGCTGGCACAACATAGTTAGTGGCAGCGAAAGTCTGGCTTGCCCCATCCGAGTCTGTGTAACTCACAGTCAAGTCAGAAGAACTTCCGTAATAGAACGGGCCAAAAGGCAACGCCAGCGAATCCCAAGTAGGAACCATGTTGTAACGAACCGTTAGGGTGGTGCGAAGCATCCTGAGCTTGGTCACGTTTTCAACATACCTAACCGCAGCGGTTTGCAGGCCAGCAATCAAACTATCATCATCACTCAGGTCAACACGCGACCAATCCTTCAAATCGCTAGTAGCGACAAAGGGACCAGCCTCAGTGCTGGCTTCTGTCAGGGTGTATAGCGTTTGAACCTGTTGCTGAAAGAACAGGTCGTTCAACACATTTGGTTCTAATGGAGACATAAAAGAGCCTAGAGGGTTTCCCCCCTAGACTCCGGAACTTGTATGGCTTTAGGAAGAAGCCATCGTCATAACTCTGAATGCTGCGTCGAGCATTCGGTTGCCATCGTTGTAGGCAATACCCTTCACACCAACTTGGTCGTTGGCAGCGTAGAGTTCTGGGAGTGAAGTAAATTCAAACCCACCAAAGTCCACGATGTAATAGTACGACAAATCGCCAAATCCAACAGGAGTAGCATCAGCCGCAACTGCCGCAACGTAGTCGGACTCGTACATTGGCTTGCCAAGCAGGGTGTCAGGAGCCATACCCAAACCTGGAGTCAAGAGGTACTGATTGTTGCCGTCCTTCAACTTACGCAGGATTTTGGTTGCTTCTGGTGAGAAGACCCAACCGGCTCCCGGTGCAGCACGATATTCCTTAGCCACGGAGTAGAAGAGATCAATGATCTCGTCAGCAGTAAAGGTTGTTGCACTAGCAGCGTCAAAGGCACTTGTAGCACCGTTGAAAAGACCAGTTGGCTCATTGGAACCTGAACCCGAACCAACCAAGAACTTCTGGAGTTCGATAGAAGCGAACTGCTTAGCGAAAGAGTTGGAAATGTAGGACTCAAGTTGGCTCTCTGAGAACGTGCCGTTGAATCGGAGCAACTGGTTGCTGATCTTCATAATCCGTCCGAGTCGGCGTGGGAAGAATGAAGTTTGTGCAAAAGCGTGGTCATCGTCCGCAATCGCAGCATTTTCAGCAGCGTAGGTTGCAGTGCCAACATCAGACTCGACAGCGAAGGCAGTTTGGTTGCCAACGGTCATCGTGGTTGCTGCTTGACGCATCCAGTTCAACTCTTGACGGAGTTCAACAATTTGTTGCTCAATCGTGGTGGTAGCCAAGAAGCCACCAGCGGAGTTGGTTCCAATGGACAAAGCACGAGATTCATCAGCAGACAATCCGTTACCAGCCATAGCCTTCAAGAAAGCACTGCGGTACTCACCAGAGTCACGGGTGACTTCTCGGTTATGCACTTCTGCTGTGACTTCAACAGCGGCTTGAGCTGCTTCCATCTTGTCGAGTGACTCACGTTGCTCGATAGAACGACCCAGTTGTTCAATCTCACCTTCGAGATTTTCAAACCGAGTTTGCTCGTCAGCGTTCAGGACGGAGCGACCTTCTTGGTCAGCACCATCAAGGATTGCACGCGATTTGGCGATTAGCCCTGCGCGCTGTTCTTTCAATTCATTGATTTTCAAGACAATTCCCCTTATTTGGAGTTTTATGTGTGTGGAAAGAAAACTTGGGCAGTCGCCCCACGCAGTTGCGTAGCCAGTCGGCTGAATTGTTTTCGGTCATTCAAGTTCTTGGAGTCGCAGTCGGGCCTTCAAAATACCCACGCTCAAGCCATTCCCATCCTTACGGTTGAGTTGTCGGTCAAGTGAACGCAATGCAACTTCTGTTGCTGGGTAGGCAGGGAAACTCACGGTCGATACGTCTTTGAGACTCAGATCGTGGATAGTTCGCAGTGCTTTGCCATCCCGCTCGGCCCAGGCATCACGAATGACTTGGAAGCCAAATGACATTCCATCAATGTCACCACGCTTGATAGATTCGACCACATCCCGTCCGGCCTGAGTGTTTGCAGGGTCGATCTCAACCCGCAACCCAACATCGTCAGTAGACATGCGGAGCGTTCCAGAAGCACTACGACCAATGATTTTGCTTGAGTCGTGATCGACCAACGCACGAACATCGTGTCGTTCTTCCAACGCCCGGTCAAAGGCGTTGCGGTCAATACGCTCAATGAACCCACCCAAGTCTTGCGAGTCAGAGTCGAACTTTGCTGCATAACCAACAATGGTTGGCAACTTGTCATCGTCATCATCCTCATCGTTCAACTCGATGTTCTGCAAAGCCCGTGATTCATAGAATCTATCTTCTGATCTGTTGTAACCTGAGCTGGCAGGTTGTGAATCAGCAGGTTTATCAGATTCAGAATCTTCAGACTGTGTTTTCATGTATGCCTCATGCGAGTCGCAGGGCATAAAAAATTCTTCACCATCCTCAGTCATAGTGTGGAATCCACTACAACCGATTGCTTCAGCACGATCAATAGCTTCTTCTTTGGTGGTGTATTTGTTTTCACCAACCCGTTCTCTTACTTCATCGTTCATATTTTCAGGCATACTGTTTTTCCCTTTAGACGAAAGTGGGTGTTCTTTTGGCAATAAATCGGTGTCGTACTTAGTTCTTCGGAATCTCAGGTTTCGCAGTGCGTAAAGCAAGCCATTGACACGGGCCAAAGCCCATTGATCTGCACTGGTTACGCTGGGTCTGACGCTCTGCGGATTGGTCTTGTAAGCACCAACACCACGTTTGAAACAGGCTTCCAACATGCGGTAAGTGGCCCGCTTGCGTGGATCGTCTCCGTACTCTTCGTTATGTTCTTCCACCTTGCGTTTCAGTGCCTTTTCAATCCTGGCCGACACTTCTGCTCGGTTTTCACGCTTAGCAATGACTTCGTTGACCACTTCTTTCATCTTGCCTTCGCCCAGCGTCCCAATGGTTCCCCATTTGATTTGGGCTACAACGCCTGCGATTGACGAGAGGGTTGGCGATTTGCCACTCTTGAACTGCGCACCATCTTGAAAGTGCCTTGCAATCCACGCTTCTCGCTCTTTGATCCAATCAAGAACTGCATCTGTCTCAGACCCATCACGGGCTTTGCCCCACAGGTTGAAAGCCTCATTCCCACGGATGTTGCCACCAGCTCGCCACACATCTGGGTGGTCGGACTTCAATCTTTCAGCCCAAGCACGATCAAACTGTGGATGCTCCGAGTTGCGAAGCGAAATCTTTTTGTCATCACCCTTGTTTGGAAAGTCAGTCGCCATTACGAACCGCCCTAATCGTGCTGTTGTCACTGCTGTTTAGTGGGCTATGTCGAATATCAGTTCGGGCTTCGTACTCTTCCCCATCATCAGACACGACAGTTTCTCCCCGCAGAACAAAAGGCTCACCAGTTGGGACACGCCTACCTTCGAGAGATGACCACTTTTGACCTGGACCGTTGACCCACTGAACTTCTTCTACCCCAGCGTTGCGGTAGAACTCAAGCATCAAAGCACCTTCGAGCCTGCGCATTTCGGAGTCCAGAATTGTCTCAGCCTTCTCTTCTTTCCAGATTTCAAGAACACGATCAATGTCCTCTGACTGGAGATTGCTTCTAGCACGCACAGACCGTCTGATTGTGAATCTGTCAGCAATGTTCCGCAGAACTTCGTCTTTGATCGCATCCATCTCACCCACTTCTGCAATCGCACTTGAATGGAGTTGTGAAGCGAATTTGCGAATAGCAGGCAAGATGATTGTGAATAGTTGACGTTGATACTCAGACGCGAAGTAACGGCTGGCCCATCTCAAAATAGGCTCATTCCCTTTTTCCCGATATTGCTCGACTGCATCAATCTCAAGTTCGACCATTTCGGAGAGTGAATCAAGCAGGGCAGGTTTAAATGAATCAACAATGCGTTGACGGTCAGCAGGATCAAATGAACGGTGTTCAATGCTTCTTTCAGACGTAGCCCGACCAGGCTGCAATCTCTCCATATTCAATGGGCTGAGATAGTCATCACCATTCTCGCCAATTGGATCTAGTTGTTCTGCTCTACGGATATCATTGATCGACAAGAAGCCAGCCTGTCGTGCCAACTGATACGCACGGAATCTGCTCTCCAAGTCACCACGCAACATCTCTTCAAAATGGAACGTGATCTTGTAGTCAGCATTTGGAAGCAGTTTGCTCTCCAGCTCGTTCTCAATCCGTCTAGCCCAAGGCGTTAGGGTGTGAGTGACAAAGCCACGGTTCAACTCGTAAATCGAGCCGTAGGAAGAAGAGCCATCCAACTCAGCAAGCAGGGTCGGTGGAACCCGATACATCCTTGCAATCTCAAGCGTCTGGAACTTACGAGTCTGTAGGAACTGGCTTTCGTTAGGTGGCAGGCTCAGTGGCTTGAACTCAATCCCACCTTCGAGCAAGGCAACACGAGCTGAGTTTGATGCACCACGGTGCAGGTTTTCCCAAGACTGACGAAGGTTGTTGAAAGCCTCATCACTCAACTTGCCCGGCACACTCAACACACCCGATGGCATCGCGGCATTACCAAAGTAGGCAGCACCATATCTTTCAGATGCAAGGCCAAGACCAATGGCTTCTCTCGCAAGAGCAACGGGTGAATAACCTTTCAAACCGTTAGGGCCAAGGCCACGAATGTGCAGGATGTCCTCTGAGGGCAATGCAACATCAGTGTTGTTTGATGTGATGCGGTAAGCCACGCGGCCTGATTCCGTCAAGTTAACCTGGACATACGCGGGTTCAATCGGAGCAAGCCCAGTCACCTGACCGCGAGCGTTACGCTCAATGATCGCGTAAGCGTTTCCATAAAGGCAAGCATGAGACACCATCAGTTCAAAGAACATGAACGCAGTCAAGTCAGGGTTGACCTGTTGACCAAGCACGTTGGTCAGTGGCAACTCTCTTGCTTCCCGCACTCCGTTTGGTGTCTTGCGATGGACATGAACCGGAAGGCTGGCGATTGACTCTGAGATGATGCGAACGCAGGCGTACACAGTTGACAACTGCAAGGCAGAAGTTTCATCAACCCTCACACCTGCTGTCGATGGGAGTCCAAACAGACCCACATTGCTGCTCGTACCAAGATGCCGTTCTTCTGTCTCCGGCTTCCGTCTAAACCAATCAGTTAGAGGCAACGCAACCCCCCTTGTTCATAGATGTCTGATGCTGTTTCTTCTGACCCTTGATGTGCCATCATTCGGCCTAGTCCCATGCACATGGCTACGACTCCATCAATATGTTCCCTGTGATGCCTGCTGCTTTTCTTGGATGGCTTGATGTTGCCAGCGGGATCAGTCTCGATGCAGGCCACGGAAGCATGTTGCCGCATGACCGGGTGATTGCCGTGCCTGAGCTTGCCACTGACCACCAATGCTTCCAATCGTTTTGCTGGCGCACTCATGCTCACATACCCCTGTCCAAAGAAGGCGACCGGGATGCTTTCACGATCCATCCTGATTGCGAAGTCGGTTGCATTCCAACGGTCAAGTGCGCACTCTTGCAGGTCAAACTTCTCCCGCATTTCCAAGATGTCATTGAAGATGTAGTCATAATCAGTGACGGCTCCCGGTGTTAATCGAAGTTTGCCCTGATCGGCCCACTGCCGAAACGGTTGCCTATACCGGCGTTCCCGCTCAATAACACCATCAGCAGGCAAATAGAACTTCGGCAACACTGTCACTGAACCACCCTCAGTTGCAAAGACAGCAACCGCAGCAGTCATATCTTGGGTAGCCCCCAAGTCAATTCCAACCCAACATGGTTGATTCATCAGCTCGGCTTCGTTGATTTCAGCCCCGCAAAGATCGTCGTACTTCTCAATCGGAAGCCATCTTGTCTCTGTCTCAGTCCAGATGTTCAGGTGCAAACGCATGAATGAGTTAGCAAACGCAGGCACATCAATGCCACGCTTGCATTCTTCCGCCAAGTATTCCTCTGATATCGCTGTTCCTATGCTTGGATTCGCATGTTTCCAGGTGTCTGGGCTTGTCCAATCCATACCTGACTTGGCTGCATAGATCACTGGCAGGAACTTTGGATCTTGAATGACACCATCCCGAACCTTCTCGGCATAGTCATGCTGCTCATAGGCAATACTGTTTCTATCGTGTCCGGCTGTCGTGATGGCAACGCTCAATGGTTGCTCTCTACTACCCTGGCTGGTATGCAAGGTGTCCCACAAGTCACGGTTTTTCTGGGTGTGAACTTCATCAAAGACCAGACCAGATAGGTTCATACCGTGCTTGGTTCCAGCATCAGCAGACAGAACTTTGAACGTGCCGCCAGTTAGTGTGTTTCTGATTGTGTTGTGTAGTACCTTCGATGACTTGGCAAGCAGTGGGTCAGCTCGGACCATCCCCGCAGCGACATCAAACACAATTCTGGCCTGCTCCCGGTCAGATGCAGCACTAACAACTTCTGCCCCTTTTTCGCCATCAGCAAACAGCATGTAAAGACCAAGCCCACTGCTCAATGTGCTTTTGCCATTCTTGCGGGGTACTTCTAACCAGACACGCTTGAACCTGCGAAGCCCATCCCTATCAACCCAACCAAAGATCGTTGCAATCAGATTTTTCTGCCATTCCAGCAACTCAAACTGTTGACCAGCGAACTTGCCTTTTTGGTGCTGCAAACACAGGCCAAAGAATCTCATTGCCCTGTCTGCTTTGTCCGGGTCAAACATATACCCATCAGCGTTTTGGGTTGGGTCGAATCCAGCAAGATCAGTGGGTGGTTTATCCAGCCAACAATTCCTTCTTCAACTCGTCCAACGCATCGACCGCTTCTGGTGTTTCGTCCAGCAAGCCAAGCCTGCGTAGCCATCTTTCCATTCGGTCAGACGCACTGTTTTTGATGTCAAGTGCTGGATGAGTTCTGGGTTGACCCTGACTGCCGACCGTGATTAGACCCTCTTTGTCGAGAATCAAACTCGCTTCAAACCAATCACTGAACTGCTGGGCTAGTTGATCCACCAACGCCTTTTCAGCCGGGTTGTAGTCCCGCATTCCAAGGATTGTGTCCTTGAACCTCAAACTCAACATTTTTGCTTCTTCTGACCTCATGCCCAAAACCTCGTTTTTTTTCTTTTATTTTTCGGCGGCC